GCTTGGCACTGCGGCGATGCAGCCGCTGCGCGCGGCGCTGGAACGGGGCCTGCTCAGCATCCGCGGCGCCGACCGCACGATGCGCGTCGCGTGGACACCAAAATAGCAGCTTTGCCTGTAGGGTGTCCATCATGAAACGTGTCGCCGTCTACCTACGGCAGTCCCAGGACCGTGACGGCACCGGGTACGGTGTCGACCGACAGCGCGAAGATGTTGCGCGCCTTATTGATTCGCGCGGATGGCAGCTAGCGGCCGAGTTCGTCGACAATGACGTTTCGGCGCTTAGCCGCAAGCCACGGCCACAGTTCACCGAGATGATGGCCCGCGCCGACGCCGGGGAGTTCGATGTCATCGCGGCCCGCCACATGGACCGGCTGCTTCGGCGCCTGTCGGAGTTCGTCAGCGTGCGGGACCGATGCCAGAAAGCCGGTGTTGCCATCGTCACCGCTGCCGATGGCGTGGACACGTCCACCGATGGCGGGCGCCTGGTGGCCGGAATCCTCGCGATGGTCGCCGAGGGTGAGGTCGAGCGCAAGGGCGCCCGCCAACGCTCGGCCGCGGAGCAGGCCGCGAAACAAGGCCGCTGGGTTGGCGGTAGGCGCGCGTTCGGCTATGAAGCCGATGGTGTGACCATCCGCGATGCTGAGGCCGCGCTGATTAGGCAGGGATATGCCGACGTGCTCGCGGGGGAGTCGCTAGCCGAAGTCGCACGGCGCTGGGACGCCGCCGGTTTCGTCACCAGCCTGGGTAATCCCTGGCATCGCCTCGCGGTCAAAGACGTGTTGAGCAACCCGCGGCACGCCGGCCTACGCCGCCACCGCCCGATTGAGGACCGCGTCAAGATACGGCAGAACCCCGAGCTAGGCATCGTTGGCGCGGCCGAGTGGCAGGCCATCGTCGACGAGACCACCTGGCGCGCCGCTGTGCGTATTCTGTGCGACCCCTCGCGGTTACGCACGCCCCGCGGCGGCAAGGGACTGCTGACCGGCGTCGCCGTGTGCGGAGAGTGCGGAAAACCCGTCCACCGCGGCGGCAGCTCTCACGGCAATGCAAGCTACCGCTGCTCGTCCGGCCGCCACGTATCGCGCAAGGCCCAGCCGATTGACCAGTACGTCGCCCAGGTCGCTATCGGTCTGCTCACCCGGCCCGACGCCGCCGACCTTTGGGCCGCCGAGCTGCCCGACGCATCCGAGCTAATGGCCGAGGCCGACACACTGCGGCGCCGCCGCGAGGACCTCGCGCTCGACTACGCAGACGGCGCCATGACCCGCGAGCAATTCCGAGCCGCCAATACCCGCGTGCTGGAACGGCTTGCCGAACTTGAGGCGAAGATTGCCGCGGCCGGTAAATCCTCACCGCTGGCTATCGTGGCCGCCGACGACGTGCGGGCCACCTGGGACACCCTGTCAGTCGCGCAGCGGCGCGGCATTATCGCCGCGCTGATGACGCCGGTCCTACATCTAGTCGGCGCCGGTGTCCGAGACTTCGACCCCGAGAGCGTCGAAATCCGCTGGAAGGCACGCGGCTAAAGCCTCGACGACGAGCCGGGCGCGGACAGGTAAGTAAGTGTGACGCTGGTCACAACTTAGGTATTAGGGCGCCAGTCGGCGCCGGGATTGACCATTACTTACACGCTGGCGGCGTAGCTTACGCTGCGGGGCAACAGATTTGAGTTCCCGTGGTTTTTGTGAACCACCCCTAGCGTTTAAAGCATGAAAAAGCCATCACCTACGCCTGACGACACGTTGGGCCTTCCTCCGTTCGTTGGCGTCCCGCAAGCGGCGGCGCTAGCGGGTTTAACAGAGAGAACCATTCACCGTCGTATCCATGACGGCACGCTGGCCGCTAAACGGTTGGGGCCGAGGGTGTTTCGCATCGAACGGGCATCACTATTGGAATGGCTCGGGCATACGGCATGAACACCGAGGCACCGCCCGCGAGGGAATCGCCCCCCATCGCCGCACACGTCGCCGCCGTGGTCGCCAAGGCGCCCCCGCTGACCGATGAGGCTCGCGACCGTATCGCCGCGATTCTGCAGGGCGCGGCATGTTGAACACCGACGCAGATGTTCAACAACGCCGCGGCCTCGACGGAAAGTGGCGGCCTAACAGGCGATTCGACACCACCGACCGCGATGCCCGCATCGTCCGCGCGTCCCGAGTTGAACGGAAGTCGATCCGGACCATCGCGGCCGAGGTCGGCTGCTCGATCGGCACCGTTTACAAGGTGCTGGTCGCGGCACCCTAAATTCCCGAGCCACGCACTTAGCTCGAAGGAAACCCCATGAAAGACGAAAACCCCTCGCAAGGAGGGGCGTTCACCAGTCCGCAGCAGCCACGCGGAAGACGTACCGCTGATTGTACCCGTCGGCGACGCGAATCGTGGCGCATGACACGGCTGCACTGCGGGTGTCGAGACCCGCTCGGCTGCCGCTGCACACGGCCAACGTTGCCGTCATACCAAGCCGCTGCCGAGCATTTATGGGCGCTGGGATTGACCCCCGCGGCCGACGTGTCTGCATTGCGGGTGATGTACAGGGCCGGCAATGAGAGTCGCCGTGTAGCCGCTGCCATCGCTAAGCAATGGGGACTCTGAAATGACGTGGACGAAGCTATCCGACGACTTTAGCGACGACTGCTGGGAACTATCCGACGCCGCCGTGCGGCTGCACATGGAGGGCCTGGTGTGGTCCAACCGCAAGCTGCTCGACTGTCGTCTAGCCAAGGTTGAGATGAGATGGGCGAAGCGCCCCGACGCTGCGGAAGAACTCGTCGCCGCGGGCTGGTGGACAGATAACGGCGACCACTACATCATCCGGCACCATGCCGTTTATCAACGCAGTCGCGAGGCTGTACTACGACAGCAGGGGGTCAACCAGGAGAACGGCCAAAAGGGCGGCCGACCCAAGGGGCCACCGCGCGAGCGCGCACCCCGCAAGCGTCGCCCGAAAACCGAATCGGTTAGCGAATCGGTTATTTCGGCGGTTGACACGAAAAGCCATTCGGTTTCTGTGCCATGCGGAAAACCCCAGGTGAAAACCGAAAGCAAAAGCCAAACGCCAACCGAAATGGACGGGTCTGGTCCGGACTGGCCTGGACGCAAAGGTGACCAACTTACTAAGAGCGACGACGAAAATTTCGACGAACACGCGCCGCTGGCCGAGGCGCCCGCGACCGACCCCGACGGGTTCCCGCTTGACGGCCTAGCGGACTCGTTCACACCGAGCGCCGAGCAGTTGCGCCGCATCGACGACAACGTGCGCCGCGGGTACGACTCGTGAATGTCGCTTACGTCCAGGCGGCTTGTTTCTGTACGTCGCTACGGAAGTGTGACTTCTGTCGCAAGTGGACCGACCCGAATTACAAGCCCAGACCCAAACTCAGGCCGAAACCGCGGAGGACGAAACCGTGAACACCTTCGACGACCTGCTCGCAGCCATTGGCCGTCCGCCATGCCTGCCGGGCGCGGCCTGTAGGCATCGACACGCATTGTTCGACCCGCCAGGACTCAACGAACTTGGAGAGAACGTCGAGCAGCGCCATCGCCAAGCGCTGAGCCTATGCCGCTATAGCTGCCCATCGCTGAGCCGCTGTGAGGCGTGGCTGATCAGCCTGCCAGACAAGCAGCGGCCCGTCGGCGTTGTCGCCGGCATCGTCAGGCGGGCCGACTAATGACGCATCCCGACGACCCGCGCCATCGCGACCTGTACATCGTGGCGAGAGTTGCGCTCGACAACGTCGGACTCAATGGTTACGACCTCTGTGTGGGCATCGACATGAACGCCGACCGCGTCTTCTTCTTGTGCTGCAGGCCGCTTTTGGGCTTCGCGCCAGTGTTGCCGGCGCACCACGTCGCGCATGAGCAAGCCGGTCCATTGCCGCTGCTGTACCTCGACCGAATTATCAACCAACCGAAAGGCAATCAACCCGAATGACAAGCGCCGACAAAGTCAGACCGTGGCCGCACCGGCATCGACGGCGCCGTGCGCGTCGGGCGCTGAGCGGTGGTGTCGAGAGTCCACCGACGGCACCGACCGACGTGGAGAGTCCCCAGGACGACCAGGGCGACCAGGACGGTGACCGTGGCGAGGCCACGTAAGCAGGCGCGTGGACTGACGACGCTCAAGGGAGTCGGGCACCGGCACCGGCAGCAGCGCGAGTACCTGCTAGGCAACTTGGTCGACGGGGCGCCGTGCTGGTGGTGCGCTCGAGGTTTGTTCCGCGAACCGTCCCTGAACTTCGACCACAAGCCATTGGCCGCAGACCATTCGATACCACGGTCAACCGGCGTGCTTTCGCTCGCTGACCGTCTGCTGCACGGTGACTGCAATAGCGCGCGTGGGTCAGGTGAGCGCGACCACCTGCGACCGGCGCTGACCGGTGTGCTGCTCGACGAGCCGGCTAAGCCAGACCTCGGCGTGCGGGCGATGCCGTGGCCACGGTGACCGGTCGGCCGGTGCCCGGCAAAGAAAATTCGGGCACCCCGGCATCGCAAACGACGCCCACCTCGTCACCTTGGACTCTCCCCGATTTGCTGACCAAATCGGCCAGCTAACGAAAGTGAAAGCAATGAAATCGTGCCCTCGAAACCATCTAAGCGCCCGCGCCCGGCCGTTCTATCTCGGCGATTCGGTCTATGTGCAGATGAAGTGCGGCCCTTGGCAGTTCTTGCTCGACCTCGACGAAGCAATCGAGCTTGCCCGCGAGCTGGTCGCCGCGGTGGACCGGGCGAAGGCGGCGGACACCAGCGAGCGGCATAGCCAGTAGGAACAGTGCTATAGTTTCTATAGCACGGACAGATTAGGAGAACGATGCCCGACGACTTGCAAGACAAAATCGAGCGGATGATGGGCCGACCACCGGCTCAACAGGCCGCAGACGACTTCGACCCGCAGTGGCTACTCGGCCCCCGGTTTAGAACACCTGGGATGAAGGCACCGAAGTCTGACGACTGGGACATACCAGCGGCGGACGGTAGCGCGTCGGACACGCAGAACTCATGGAAAGGCTGTGGGGCACAACGACAAGGAGATTGGAACCAATGACCGAGACAACCGAGGGCGTAGCCCGCTACGTGACCAGCGGCGCATTCTTGAGAATCGACGCGCCCGGCGGTGGTCGCGTAAGGGACTTCTACGGGAAAGGCGTTCCCGTGCCTGCGTCGGCGATGACAGAGAAGCAGACCCAGCACTACCTCGACCACGGACTCATAGAGCGCGCCGACGCCCACGGCCGGCCAGACCATCTCAGGGTGGACGAGTGCCTGAGCGCGATTATCTGCTGTATCGCTGACGAGCCGGGCTGCGAAGATTGGGGTCGTCCTCGAATCGCCGAAGCCGTGCGGCGTGCCGGGTTTTCATTCTCCAACGAGACCCTCAGCCGGGCCATCAAGCGGTGGAAGAACCCGCCAGCAGCACCGGCGCAGGACTAAATCGTGAGCCGGGAGAAAGAGCTATACCAGCTCACCGACAACCCCATTCGCATTTGCGCCACAACGCATGAAAGAACCCCCTACATCAGTAATCGTGGGGAGTCCGACATCATCCTGTCTATTGCTAAATGGCCGGTTGCCGGGTTGACGTTACAGCCTGGCGTGACGGTGCCTTTCGTGAATCCCGGCACTCCTGCGGACGCTACGCAGATCTTCGCGTCCGCGCCTACCGGCCGTGGTGTCGTCGAGACGCTGTTCCTGAAATGAATCTCCCGCCGCGACCCTTCTGCGCGGTGGTGCAGCGAACGTCGGCCGTTGTTTATGGGTATCCAGCACGGTCCCTGGGGTGCAACGGCCGACGTATCGCTAATGGACTCCCCGTCGTGTTTTCCGAACTTCCGCGGCGGGTCGAGCGGCACCAGGGCGCCGTCCCTTGCTTGCGGCGCCCTGGTGTTCGACAAAACGAAAGGACCGATAGATGACCGACGCATTCACCGTCACCGCGACATTGCCGGTAGGACAAGTCAGCCAACAGCTTCAGCTCCCCATCGTCGCAGCCTCGGCGCAGTTCACTAACACCAGCTCGACCGGCGCCACGGTTGTCGTCAACGCCAGCGGCCCTGCGTTGTTGGACGGCAGCGGCACCATATTGGCACCGGACGCGAGCACCACGCTGCACGCACCCAACGGCGCCGAGTTGGTCGTATCCGCCGTCGCCACAGCAGCGGACGCTTTCGTCACCGTGACGATGGAACGTCAAACACTGACCTTTGGAGGACTGGTGATTGAAGCACCAGGCCCTGGGCAGGACTGACGCTAATGCAACATGATTCAGCCGACGCAATGGCTACGCACGTCGCGTTGTGCCAGATGTCGGACGACCCCGAGCAGTGGCGCCGGCCACCGTTCGCCGGCATCTATGGCGCGTGCATCCAAGCGAAGTACGGCACCGACGGCGACGGCCGGGATTTTCTCGACAGCTCAGCGTGCCCGTTCTAATGGCTGACACCACCGCGCTCGCGAAAGTCGCTCAGACGGGCGACCAGGCCGCCGTACTGGCCGCTCTACGTGACCGGCTAGCCGCCGAGATTGACGACGAAAACACTTGCGCCCGCGACATTGCCGCGTTGAGTCGTCAGCTAGTCGACGTGCTGGCGCGGCTCGCGGTGATGTCTACCCCGAAGGTGAGAACCGTTGACCAGCTCGCGAAAAAGCGCGCGAACCGACAGCGCAGAGCCGCCGCTACTCGGTAGCCAGACACCGCGCATCCTGGCGTGCCCGCCGGCCAAGACAAGCGCGGGCGCCGAGGCTGTCGAGCTGTGCGAGGCGGTCGGCCTGGTCCTCGACCCTTGGCAGCGATTGACGCTCGACCTTGGGTTACGGGAGCGCGAGGACCATACGTGGAGTTCGTGGCGCGTGGGACTCTGCGCCAGCCGGCAGTCAGGAAAAAGTGAGCTGGCGATTGCGCGAATCTTGGCCGGGCTGTACGTGTTTGGCGAAGAACTGGTGGTGTATAGCGCACACGAGTATGCGACCGCCAAAGAGATTATGCGGCGCACCGAAACACTGATTGCCAACTCCGACTTAGCATCCGACATGCGCCGGGTCATCCGCAGCCACGGCGAGGAAGGCATCGAGCTGCACAGCGGCCAACGGGTCAAGTTCAAGACGCGCACCAAGGTCGGCGGGCGCGGCCTCAGTGCCCCATGTGTGATTCTGGATGAGGCGATGGTGTTATCCGAAGAATCTATGGGCGCGTTGATGTTCACGGTTTCCGCGATGCCTAACCCGCAACTGTGGTTTATCGGTTCCGCGGTCGACCAACAGATACACCCCGAAGGCCGCGTGTTCGCGTCGGTGCGCCAGGCCGGGATTGACGGCACCGACCCGCGGCTGTGCTATCTCGAATGGTCGGCCGAAGACGGCGACGACCCGGCCGACCCGCACACGTGGGCTAAGGCCGTGCCCGGCATGGGCTATCGGGTCAGCCCCGAGCACATCGAAGCCGAGCGCCGCTCGCTGCGGCACAGCCCGAAGACGTTCCTAACCGAGCGATTATGTATAGGCGATTGGCCGACGCTGGCCGGCGACCATGAGCCGCCCATCCCGATGGACACCTGGGACGCGATGACCAACACCACGCCGCAGCTCGTCGGCCCGGTGGCGCTCGGGCTGGACCGTTCACGGGACCGCCAGACGTGGACGTTGGCGGCGGCCCAGCGCACCGCTGACGGCCGAACTCATGTGGAGGTGGGTTATCACGAGGCCGCGACCAACAGCGGCGCCGTCGAGTACATCGTCGACGTGATTGCCGCATGGAAAGCGGTCGCCGTTGCCGTCGCCATCGACACCAAATCGCCTGCGGCGGTGTTACGGAACCCTCTGGACGAGGCCGACATTGAAGCCACGATGACGACCGCGGCGGATTTAGCCATCGCTTGCGGCGGGATGTATGACGACGCGCTACAGGGGCGCCTCAGCCACACCGGGCAAGAGGTGTTGACCGATGCCCTTGCCTGTGCCGGTAAGCGGGATTTACCGGGTGGGTTCTGCTGGACTGCCGCAGACGGCGCCGGGTCTATCGCGGCGCTCAACGCCGTCACGCTGGCGCGCTGGGCGTTGGGCGCATTCAGTCCACCGCCGCGCCTCAAGCCGCCACCGCCGCTCACAGACGCCGGCAAGGGGCCGCGCGACGACGGCCAGTTCCGCGATTGGGACAAAACGCCGTTCTGAGCATGAAAAAGCCCCCGTACCAACCGAAGTCAGTACGAGGGCTTAGTCATTTCACTGATGGTGCATAATCTGCCGCGCTCGCGGCTATTACCTTCGGCCAATGGCGCGTGCGACTGCTTCGACTGCGCGGGTGGTGCGCCGCTGTAGGTTCGGTAGGTCGTTATCCGCTGACTCCGTTCGCGTGTGGTCGTGGAGGGTGATTACAGACAGCTCGTAGGAGTCGGTGTAGTGCCGATCGTGGGCGTCGTAGTAGTCGATCGTCAGGGTGAAATCCTCGGGCACCGGCTCAAACGGCGGGTTAGCGGACTGGTACACGTCGTGCATCACCATCCCTGGTCCGAATGTCGGGACCGTCCGGCTATACCGGCGCTGAAGGTATGGGGTGGTCAACCCGTCGGCAGCCGCACCCTCCAATATCGGCAGTTCAGGGTCGAACTTGAAGGTGACTCTTCTCGCGACGGACGGCCCGACATTCCGAACGATCAGCTCCGCAATCTCCGACAAGACCCCCGCCCGAATCTCGGCGATCATCACCGGACGGCTTCGATCACGGCTGTCCTGCCTCACAGCGGCGAGCGTCCATATGGCGACGACCGCGGCGGCGACGGTAGCGATCGATCCCATTGCCGTCCAGGTTGTCGTCGGGGTGGCCAATCCGCGAGAAGCTAGGAGTCCGACAACCACGAACAGACCACCAAAACCAACGGCGCCGAGACTGACAGTCCTGACAACGCCTTTCGCTGAATCTGCCATGCTACCCAACCTCCTTGTTTGGATGGGCGGGCGGTGTCGAGTAAGCCGAGGCAGTTGGCTGACATTCTCGGCAGGTTGCATAAGGGTTCCTGCGCGCCAGCCAGATCCGCTCATTAACCCAGCGCGACGCAAACAACAGCCCACCATGGACTTTCGCCACCATCCAACTCATGATCACCACCGGCCGGGGCGGGCACATGGCTCTCACCCCCAGCCAAATCCGCTCACTAACCCGGCTGAAGAGGCCGACGACGGCGAGGACGATCAGCAGCAATAGGCGTTTCATGTTTGGTGGGCGGTGTGGCCAAAAGAACGTCATCGCCGCTCGTCGCTTGTCAACTTCGGTGGGTTGGCTCGATGAGCGGGAGCGGCGGACAAGAGGGCAAACCCAAGGACGGCGACCGAAATGATCTTGCCGAGGGTGGTGGCGAGCAATTGCACGTCAGCATGTTGCGCGTCGCGCTTGGCGCGCGGCAACGCATCAGGGTGAACTCACAGCCAGACGTTTAGTAATTGCCTTTGTGGTGCCCTCACCAGAAGTTCGCCGGCCCGCCACGGGGAGAGGGTGTGGCGGGCCGAGTAACTATTCAGACGTGAGCTAGGTCGACTTGGTTCCGAACTAGGCAGGGCCAGGCTCATGTCCAGGTCGGTTCCTTCCCCGCCGGGGCCGTTTGCGTTGTGCCAGTTGTGGTACCGACTGGCTGAAATACGTTCTAGCGTCCGTCAGATCGCCAGCGGACGCTACGGCGTCGCTTCTGGGGTGGTCGGATTCAGGATGTCTTGGAGCGAATAGACCATGGACTGGACTTGGCCGCCGGTGGTGACGGAAGCGTCGCAGGCGTACGGCTGGTCACCGGCGTAGCCGCCGAAGCCGTTCTTCGCGTTGACGCTGCCGCCTGCTGAGTACAGCTTGTCCCCGTTCTCGGGGTGGTAGGACACCTTGGGTGGCTCGCTCGGTGGGTGGGTGACCAGCCACGCTTTCCAGTCGTCGCCGAACCTCGCGCTGTCGGGGTCTTTGAGGTATTTCTTGACATCTTTTTGGCAAATTCTGATGACTTCGGATTCGATCTCCTGCTCGCTGGGCGTCGTCGTCGAGGACGTGTTGGACGAATGACCACAGGTGGCAAGCAAGAACCACATCACGGCGAACAGCACCAGGAGCGGCACCACCAGGCCCAGAAGGCACCCCGGCTTCTTCTTCTGCGCGGATGGGGGCACGGGTGGAGGCGCGGTGTGCCACTCTCGGCCGTCCCAGTACAACTTTCCCGCCTTACCGCTCGGGTCTGGGTACCAACCCGGCGGCAACGGTGTCGGTGCGCTCATCTCACACTCCCCTAGCGGAAGACTGGCTTGTCCCACGATAAGCCTGTGCGCCGTCATGGGCTGCACCGCGAACGCCACCCTGTTGTGTTGACCAGGGTGGCGTTCGTCGTTTCGTACTGCCGCTGTGCCAGTTGTGCCACGGCACCACTGCACGAGGCGCATCCACTCGCCACGCCGACTTT